GTATTGTTTCGGAATATATTCTTTTTCTACATCAAATTCATCAAAAAATTTCTGAGCTTCCTCTTCAAAAGAAAATGTTACAGAACGATTTAAATTTCCATTGTAGTTTGGTAGTTTTTCAAGAGCAGCATCAAGGTTCCTGGTCCATTCTTTTTCAATATCTGTCAATTCTGAATTGGCATTTCTTCGCAACTTATCGTTGAGCGAATATGAATCTGGGCTTATATATCGTACAACTGCTGCCTCTTCTTTGATTGTAAGTCCTTTTGCTTTCAGTTCCTCTTTCTTATTTGCATACAACTCTCTTTTTCTGGCATTTATCTCATCCTTATTCTGCTCATACCGCTTCCGCCGCATAGCATTAATATCACCACCTGCATTTTCATATTCTTCCAGATACTTATCCGGATCGTATCCGGCCACTGTACTGTGTCCGTCAAAACGGACCGCATACTCACAATCACAATTTGCATGAATATGTTCTGCATGTCCACCTTTTAGTGCCTCATCTGACATATACTGCCAGCCTCTGGAAGCCAGGGTAATACAAAAGGCGCATGTGTCTCCATGTGGAATCCATGCAAACTGTGCGCCGTCTCTTTTTGCATTTTTCAAGGTTGTATCTGCGCCAACTTGTTTTACCAGTCTTGCTACTGTGGCCGGAACTTTACTCTGTGACTGTTTCATCGTCCCATGAACTGCCCTGGCCACTTCTCCATATTCCGGAAGATCTGCAATTTCTGCTGTGGGGACTATAACGCCTTGTGCCGCTGCTGTTTTCTCATACATTTGACAGGCCAATGCACCAATTGCCTGTCCATAATGTAATGATAATGCATAAGCATAATCTAATAGCGCTTTATCATCTCCAAAACCATGTTTACGCACCCACTCCTGCATTAGATCCGCCGCTTTCTGGCTGATTCTGGACATTTTTGTTATGTACTGCACCCATGCTTTCGTCGATATTCTCATCATCAAACTCCTCTGTCAGAATATTACTTCCTTTTGCTCTCTGCTCCTGTGCCCGGATTCTGCGGATATCGGCCTGATCAAACCCAATCATCTCGAGGAAAATATCCGTCTGTGCGAATCCCTCCCTTGCCGTTGCAATCTTTAAAGCCGCATCTGTCGTAGATGCTACACTTGGCATTGCAGGATTTTTGAAATGTGCAATGATCTCTTTTTCATTGTCCGGAAGCTCACCTGGTGTAGACCCGAGTTCAATCGCAAGTGCCATTTTACCAATTCGATACAACGCATCACCATTTGTCCGGTTCAGCTGTTCTGCCATCAAAATCAGTGTCTGTGACTGTGCAATAATAGCCTCGCTGGATGTAGGATTTGCGTCATTGACCACACCCACATCAGTAACTGCTAATCCAGTGGCAGCGGAATACTGTGTTGCAAGCATACGGAGCATCTGAACATGAGGTTCAATGTTTCCCTGCATCAGCTGTCCGAAAGATGGTTTCTCACCAGTCTCCGGATTTGTTGTTCCAAGCAAAACACTTCCAACATACTGTTTGAATTTATTGTCGATCAACACATCGTACTGTTCATCCGTAATTCCAAGCAGATATTTTTGTGGTGAAGTCGCAAACTCCAATCCAATCGTAGCATTTGCCACCGTCCGAACATAGCCTTCAATCAATCTTCTGACCGGTTCTTTCAGTCTTGACTGTCCGAATGGCTTATCATTTGTAGCATCCCATGTCAGCGCAACCATAAGTGGTTCACCAAATTTATGAGGATATTCTGTAGCGTGCCAATGTCCGCCTTCCCGGTCCAACACCCAGATTGCCGTCTCCGTGTAAAAATTCACATGTTCCGGTGACCATGTGATGTCAGATTCATCTCTCCGGTCATCTTCGAATGCAAACCCACATTTAATTCTGCCTTCCGCTGCATCCCAAGAAGCCGCTGCGCAATGTGGTGAATAAAATCGAACCCTTGCTTTTTTCTCCTTTCCTGATACTGCTGCAAATGCACATCCATATTTCAGTTCCTCTTTTACGGCTTTATTGTATTCCGCAATCAGATGATTCCGTCTCATAATGGCATCCATATGCTCTGATTTCGTTCCGTTCTCAGTCACAAACCCATCAAACATTGATCTGGATGCCAATACATCCACAGTTTTTGCACCCCAGGAACAACCAATCTGTAGTCTTCGAATCCCATACGGAAGTGCAATTCCAAGATTCACTTCCTGCAGAGTAATTTTCCCATTGTAATACCGGCGTTTCTTCCGGTTTGTCGTTCTATGATAGTCATATATATATTTCAGTTCCCTTAATTGTCTCTGTTCTTCATCCGGAAGCCCTTCTACAATTCCAAAATTAAGTTCCATTTATCCAATCCTCATCTTTCTGGTCGGATTTCGTTTCGAAGTCCTGCATCCCCACAATGCCAGAGCAGCTGCTTCAATTGGTGTTGAATTTTCACCGCCAAATCCCCAGCCACCTGCGATTGCCCGCTTTACCGAAGTTATTGCTGATTCATTTAACACTTCCTGATATTTGTACCAGGTCACAGTCTGCTCATTAATTTCCTGTACCAGCTGGCTTGCTGCTGCGATCACATCTTTCCCGGAAGGTCTTATAATAGATTGTCTGTTTCTCCAGACAGATGTAATTTTTTCTATCAGGAATTCCACTCCGTTCCTTCCATCCACAACAACACATGATGCCGTCTGGTACCTTTCATTCAGCCAGTCTGCCAACCACCGGATTCCTCTATCCGTGGCCTTGAATTCAATCAATGATATCCTTGCCGCTCCCTCTTCCGGACAAACCGCACCACATAATGCCACTACGGATCCGTCTGCTGAGAATTTCACACCATAAGCAGTCTTTCCTTCCGGCTTTTTCTGATCAGATACACATGCTTTCCACTTTGCTCTGTCAATCGCATAATCCTGCTCATTATTTACCGGTGACCACCATCCAAGACGTTCCCGTGCAAAAGTATCTTCGCTCATCTGTTCACACTCTGCTGCGATTGTACTTTCTCGCATTCGTCTTCCAAGTGCCGGGTTACATGCCGCCCACCGGCTTCGATCTGTTACATCCCCAATCTCGTCTACGGAATATTCCGTCCATGCCGTTGAGTTGCTTGTCCCATTTAATGCCTTTTCACGGATATTTTTGAATACGTCACCCGTACAATTTTCATCCGGAGGAGTCCCAAGGTAGATCGTCTGTGGATTTCTAGAAGCCGATATTGCCGGAAGGAATGAAGCCTGCTGCTCTGACGTTAATTCCTGTGCTTCGTCAAATACCAGCAGATCTCCATGTAATCCTCGGCCGCCATTTCTTGTCCGGGCAACAAATACAACTCTTCCGCCATTCTTCAGTATGATCTGTTCTCTTCCAAGCGCCGTTTTGATCTCTTTTACATATTTTTTCAATCCTCTACTTTCAAACAGCCCCTTCAACTCCATGAAGGTTTCTGTTGCTGTCTTCTGCAGATGTGCTGTATATACGATCCACTCTGCATACATCACCATTCCGGATGCAATACGACCGGACGTGTCAAGTGTCTTTCCATTCTGCCGTGGCACGGACAATCCACATGTCGGTGCGGACCAGATTTCTTCCTCTGTTCGCCCCATCCAATCATGAAGAACTCCTTCCTGCCACGGATCCACAAACAGCCGGCCTGCTGCCAATATCTTTACCGCATCCTCTCCGTCTGTGTGAATGTATTCCGGAGTAATCCTAACGGACGGCTCCTGACTTCCCATCAACTTCTCGTGTGGAGAGGATCCTTCCGATTTCATCGTCATCGTCTGCTACTCCCCTTATCTCTTCAATCTCTTTTATTGTCTCTCTGTACTGTTTTGCAAGCGGCGGCATGAGCTTTGCTCCATCTCCCAAACCATTTGCACATACATCAATTTGTTTCGCCAACACTTTTGCTAAATTTTCAAGCTGTTCCAGGCGGCTTCCGTTGCCTGTCACAGTAGCCATTTCCTTAGCCCTAGCCACCTTCTACCACTCCTTTTAAAATTTCCTGTGTGTAAATCACAGGAAATTTTAAAAGGAGTGGTAGAAGGTGGCTAGGGCTAAGGAAATG